CGGGCTTTTTCTCCTTGACCTCGTTTGGCGTGGACGGATCCGCAACGAGTATGTTGTTGGAGCGGTATACGCGGGACCAGCAGTGCGGACAACGCACATAGGCAAAAGCATCGACAATGCTCTTGGTTGTTATTTCTTTCTTGGTAGCCGCCATGCCGTCGATAATCGACGATACAGCAGCCTGAATTTCGGGGCGGTAGTGTTCTATCCGGCGGCATGCCTCATTGCGGGCAATTGACGATACGAACTCCGAAGCCGCATCCTGCACCTCCTGCGAGAAAGTATGCTCCGGCTCGTTGTCGTAATCGAATTGATGACCGCAACACGGACACGTCACAATCAAGCCGCCGCCAAGTGATTTGAGTAGCAGGTTGAGTTCCATATCGTAGTTTTTAAGTCGCTCGTCGGAATATCCGCGCTGCTTGAACGCCATGCGGATTAATTCAACGGCATCTCTAAGCTGGTCCTCGGTGGCACTCTTCAACCCTACAAGGAATGTCTGGGGATTAGCGCCCCATCCGGTCAGCGTGGAGTATTCGAGCATTTTCCACCTCACAACCTTGCGGCGGTCTTCCTCATCACGGGCGAGAGCCTTGACACCGATGGAGTGTTCAAGGGTTCGGCCACAATCGCGGAAGAGCTTGTAATCTTCCAGAATGTCACGGCCAATCTGCTTTTTGAGATTAAGCTGTCCCGTCATAATGAGGTTGTTGTCCTTTTCCTCGCCTGACAGTGGCACACCCAAAAGCTGGCGCGTGTCGTGGTTCAGATACCAGCGCATTTTGTGCATATCATCGCGGAGTGTGTCCACGAATGACCCTGGCATCGAGATGTCGTGCTGTGCGTCCTCGATGCCTATACCGTTCACGCCTACGGTGACGATACCTTTCTCAGATACATCCAGTGCTTTCGTTTCGTACTGGAGGTTAATCATCTGTTCTTTCATTACTTTCTCCTTTCGAGGGTTTATTATTGGGTTGATTGTTGTCTATATTCTTATCTCCGGGCTGGCCGGTGTTAATCTGAATCGGTGAGGTCTGCGCCTTTATCACGTTGTCCACTTTGGCTATCTCATCGGGAGTCATCTCGAACTTGGTCTTGTCGAATATGTCGCCATCAAGAGCGTCCTCGTGGATTTGAGAACGCCAGTCGTTGATGGAGATTAGTCCGTTGTTAAACTGCGACAAGCAGCGTTCATTGACGAGTTTCTTAACCTCTTCCGATTCTTTGAGTCCGACTTGCAGGCAGGCCACATCATTGAAATCGCAATCGAGATAAAGACCTTTGGCCTCCAATCCGAGGAATTGTGTAATGGTCTCACAGAATCGCTTGGCTGCCGGTATTATTGTAGATGTATATACACCTTTCTCCGCAGAATCTCGATTAGCGTATGTCGACTGGTCTTTACGGGGCACTAAATCCGCAGGAATGCCGAACACAGAGGCTATCTTGATAGCGTCCTCAAGGGTCTCATCAAATGGCTGCATCTCGGCGATGGAGGAACTTGTCTTTATGAAGTTCACCGGAATATCGGTAATTGCAAACGGAGACTTTCCCTCTTCGAGTCCATATTTGCTATTGAACTCTTTGCGCAGTTCTTCCTTTTCCGATGGCTCAAGAGCAACAGTGCCGGTAGGGTCTTCCTTTTGGGCTACGATAAAGCCGAGAGCACCACGTTTCAGAAAAATCACATTGCGGGCCTCATAAACTGCGATGAGGTTTGCTATGGGCTTTTTTACTGACAACAGGCGGCTTTCCGCTTTCAAGTATCCATTGCCTCTGATCAGTTCAGGTATGCCGTCGCGGTCATGCCATATCTGCCAATAAGGTATGGTCAATCCGGAATATGCGTCGAGGTTGAGCGTATAGCCTTTTATCAGTTCGTCAATGTTGGCTATTCCGAATATGGGCACACCATAGCTGTACTCCATCGGTTTGACCTCGACGAGATGAGCCGGCAGACTCCAGTAATTGGAACACCATTGAAATTTGATGGCATCCGGTCCGACGGAGTCAGCCATTGATGCACGGAAGAACGCATTGCCGGTGGCCAGTTTATAGACAAAATGCTGATAGACGATTTCTCGCCATGTCATAATCGGGTTCGGCTGTTTGAGGATTGTATCGGCGCCAAGGCGGTTACACCACACAAGACTGTCATCTTTTACCCTCTTCAAGTCAAAATGAGCCTCTGATATGCGTTTAGCTATATAGTCAATAGGCCAGAATACTTCCGGGATAGTCTTAAACATCTCTATGAAGTTGTTGCCGACTACTGACGGGTGAATAAGTCTGTCAAGCATTGACAGAATATTCTGGTATCTGAATGCATCTTCAACAATATTGTGTGCACCTCGGTCACCCTGGTTGTTGGGCTGCGGTATGATTTCCGCTTCTTCAACCGGAGCTTCCGTCTTTTCTTTGGTGCTGAATAATCGCCGTATGAGATTCATGCTTTGTTCTTTTCTCACAAATTAAAGCACAAATCCAGTCTGTTTCGCCAAATCCCCGAAAAACTGAATTTTCGCCACCTTCAAAAATGTAACCTAATTTACTATTCTTTAGGCGATTGACGTACTACTGTTGTCAAAACTGAATTTTACAACGAACTGTATAAAGCCACTCAAAACGGCACTTGCCTCTATACTTTCACCCGTGGCGCGGTTGTAGTCGAATAGGTTGGTCATGAATTGTGAGTACTCTACATCTTCCGTCAATTTGGTATCGTTGAACAGCAGATGGTTGTTCACGAAGTCAGATGTAGCAGCTATGCGCCGGTCAACATCTGCAACTTCATGCATGGCTCGGACATTCGGTATCTCCTTTCGCAAATCGCGTACAAATCGGAAATATGCAGGTGCGCACTCGATGATGGTTTGCTGGCTCCCGGCATTTACCAGAATCTCGGCTATTTCATCGGTAGAGGACGTTTCCCTCAACATCAGATTGACTATGTGCCATTTCTCGCCGCACAGCTTGCCGTGGACCAGAGCAAATTTGCCATTGATATTCGGCATGGCATAGACAATCTCACGGCTATACTTGCACTCAGTATCGGGATTGTAGAAATGAACGATACCATCACGGGCATATAGGTTACGTTTGCGACGGTTAGAGAACAACAGGAACTTCTCTCGCACAAGATCTGCGACAACATAGCGGAATGTGTCGGAGATGTGTCCGTGTTCCTCATAGGTCTGCATGGTGATTTTATTCTTGATTTTTGTTTTGAGAATTGCCCCGTTCTCATCTTTCTGCACGCTCATGTAGTCCTCAATCGAGATGGTACAATGTTCACCGATGATGATACGGATATCGGGTATAATCTCATCAAAGATGGCGTTGATAAATTCGCCGGTCATCGGCACACTCGGATTCTGCTTGCCTACGCAGTCAATAACCTCTATGCCCTCGGCTTGTAGGGTAGATATTACAAGGTCGAGGAATGAGCGTTTTTGGTCGTCAATGGTGTTGGCATGGCGAGTTGAGGCATCACCATGCAGATATATACGGTCAACTCCCAATTCCCTACATTTTGCCGCTACAAGCAGAGCACTTTTACGGGCGGTATTATGTGGGCTCTCGGCCGCAATCTCATCTATCTGGCGAATCTTAATGCCTCCGGGTGCAGGCTCAATACCTCGGCCAAAGTCATATTCAATCTGCCAGAATGTGTAAGAGATATAAGGCAGCACGTTGTTATCGACGCTTACATGGAGTGCGAGGTCGGGATTATATTTGCACTCTGCCGTGTGCTTGCCACGGTTGAACGAGCCGAAGAACTCGGAACCGGTACGGATAACACCCCATTCGCCCAGCGCGTACACGTTGTAGTAGTCGGTGTCGTTGATACGGTCTTTCTCAAAGTCGGCGATACACTGTTCATCATAGTAGCCGTATGTTCCGTCCGGCGAACCGACAACCCAAAAGTTATTAAGGTAGGTGGACTGGATAACAACAGTGTCGGGGGCGTGTTCCTCTATCTCCTTTGTGCGAGGGTTCAGAATCATCTTCGCCTCGTTCATCCGTATTGATTTCACGGCAGTAAGTTGTGAGGGTATCTTCCTCCCGGCAATCTCTATCTCCATCGGAACATCATGCCACTTCTCTATATCAAATACCTCCTTCTTTATCCAGTGCGTCTCCTTGATGGGATTGAATGTTGTGATAATCTGCTGGCCTACTTTACCGCGCAGACGCTTACGAACCTGCTTGTAGTCCTCGCTGGTAAATTCAGACCATTCATCAAGTACGACACGTTTGTAGTTGGAGATACCCTTTATCTTTTCCGGGTCGTCGAGGCCGCCGAAATCAATCTTGGCCCCATTCGGTATACAAATAATCTGCCTCACCCCGTCCTTGAACTTGAACAGACTGAAAATGCCGAGCTGCTTGGCTGCAACCTTGAAATCTTCGTAGATGGTTTTGCTGATATACGCCCCAACCTTACGCATTACGAGCGTGTTCTCACCGTCCCATAAGGTCATGATGAGAATAAGCTGTGCCACACTGTATGATTTGCCGGAAGATGAACCGCCGAACAGAATTATCAGTCGTATGGCCACATCCTGGAGCAATTTCATCAGATGGAAGCCGAGGGGGTTGAGCTTCTTGAAATTGATTTGCATTGATCTTGATACTTTGAAAGGATTACAGGGCGTTTTGCTTACGCGGTTTTGTATTTTCCCGGGGATTTTTCCACCTGTTTTGATAATATGCAATCGAACAATGCGATTTTGCTTATACTCACATTACTCTTGATCATCGTCAAAACCAATGCGCAGCTCTCCCGATACGCTGTTGTGGGTGGTTATGTTTAGGTCTTTGGCAGAGGCGTAGCCGAGCACGTCTATAAGCCTTTTCTTGGCGGCATCTTTATCGACATCGGGGACAAGCCTCTTGCCATTGCGTGTGAACTTCAGCAGGCGGCGTATCTCTTTGGGTATCTCGTGGAGGTAGCGCATTCTCCATTGGTGCGTTTTCTCATCTTCTATCCAGAGTGTCAATGGGTCGAGGTCGAGTATCTTTACATCATCGGAGATGATGCGCTCCCGGCTGATTGTAGCGAGTCTCGCGCGCTCCTCTTGCAGTTGCTCAACCCTTTGGGCTATCTTTGGGTCACTCATCAGCAAAGATGCCGATGTGTAATGGGTGCTTGCCTTAGCGTCATTCTTGCAGTTGTAGGCTTTTCGGTATGCTGTAACAAGAACACCTCTTGTGTCGGTACCGTAGGCATCTACGACGTACTGACAGAACAGCTCCTGTTGTGCGGTAAGACCGTGTTTATTCTTCTTTCGTGCCATTGTGATGATGTATGAGAGGTTTTATATAATTCGGGAATAAAATTGTATATAATCAGAGGCTGAAATTGTAGTCGGATAACAGCCAAAGAAAAAATAGATAGAATGGATTGCTGTTGTTCATATTCATGCTTTGTCTTTCTCCCGCCCTTGAAAAATTTTCCGGATATGCTCCAAAAATTGCCGTTTTTGGCCGTTTTGCTTTCGTTTATTGAACTTTTATTTCCAAAACATGGTGGGGATTGAGTAAAATTCATGGCCGGGAGAGTGGATTTTAGCGGTTATTGATGCCTATGATGCTGAGAACAAAATCACGATCACCGAGTAACGCGGCAGTTGCCGTTAATGTGGTGCCGGTAGTGATGATGTCATCATAGACTATCACCCGCCGCTCGGCTATGGGCCGGAGCAGATGAAAGTCAGGCTCCAGACGGTTGCGGTTGATACACTGAACAGCATCGGCATAGAACGGAATGCCGAGACGGATTGATATCCTCTCACATACCGCCGTTGCAAAGTGGAACCCGTCTGCATGGCGCCGCCGGGGAGTGGTGATAATACACCAGTCTTCCGTATTGTTGACAAGACGCTCAATGAAGTTGGCCGCAGCGTCGGCAAATAAGGCCGCTATGTCGGCCGACTGCTTAATCTCGCTGAACGGAATCCCGCTCTTTGTGCGTCTGTATTGGGCGAAATACACCAGGGAGCCGAGTTGATGCAGAACCGTCCGGGGTGACAAATCACAAAGAGGGATATTCCCACCTTTCAGCCGAGGCCGAGAGGCAGGAACATCCCAATTATCCATACGTGTTATCTTACTGCGTCTGCTCATGGTCAATACTCTCAAATATGCGCCTTATGCCGTCGGCAACAGACGTATATTGCAAAGGTACTGTATAAACCGCTTCGTTGACCGATTGCTCTTTGCGGTCAAAATCACGCTCTTGCGCAATCAGTTCTATTTCAAGCGGTTTATATTGTTTCACCAATTCAGCGAGATGCAGTGTGGTGGTCTGCTCCGGATTGGCGGCGTTGATGAGCTGATGGCTGCTCCCGTCTGCATAGACAAGGCTCTCGACAATGTCATCGATGTAGGTAAAGTGTCGCACGTTACGCCCCATGTTGTAGAGTTTAACCCGCTCGTCATTGAGCAGATGCCAAAGAAGAGTACCTTGACGCGGTCGGGGGCCGTACACGTTGTGAAACCTTACTCCCGTGGCTCTCGGATGATAGCAACGGGCATATTCCTCGTTGAAACGCTTGCTGATGCCGTAGATGGATGTTGTGTTGCCGTCGGCTGCCGTCGATGATGAGGCATAGACCAGCTTGACGCTATGCCGGGCGCAAGCGTCACACACGATTTTGAACACTTCAATGTTATCGTGGATAATGTCGGTCTTGTTCTCGTTAAAGACGGAAGTCTGGGCGGCGAGATGGTACACACAATCAATGCCGGAGAGGTCGGTTGAGGTGAAGAAGTCACCGGCCTCTATCCCGTTGAGGCGGTCAATGCTGCACACCTCAATACCTCGCTTTTTAAGCGCAACGGCGAGAGCCTTGCCAATAAAGCCATCGCCGCCGGTGATTACTACTTTC